GTCATATGAACCATCTCAAAAGGTGACCAATGGTTTTCCTTTATAAGATACCTAAGAAGTTTAGGTGCGGTTGCGGTATTCTTTTGATTAGCAGGATTACTTACCCTTGCAGTGTAGGCAATCAAATCACTCGCAGTAAAACACTCTGTCGAAGCAGAGGGTTTACTTAATGCTATTAGGTTTACTTCACATGTCATCTTTTGTTTTTTCCTTCCATTATATCTTCCATGTCTTGAGTTGTTAAGTATTTCATGTCTCTTAGGAGTTCTATAGTACCCTTGATTGCGTCAAGTCGATTAAAGTATTCACTCATAAACCAACCTCCCACAAATCCTGTGAGCGTCCATCCTGCCATTATCAATATTAAATTAGTATCCATTTCTTACTCCATCTTGAAATCTTTGAACTTGTTGAGTTGTTCATTCATATTAGTTTTATCGAATGCGGGTGTGTCAGGGACAGTCGTAGTACCACCCACGATGTCTTGATTGTCATCATCATCACTCAGTCTCATTTTAGAACGTTCAATCTTCAAGGTAAATCTCTGATATGCGGTAGGGTCATTGTATCGGTTCTTCAGTTGCTTCACCATCACTTTACCCATAGAAGCAAGTTCATCATTAGATATCAATGCGAACATCAGGTCTGCAGTGGCAGGAAGTCCAAACGATTCCGAGGTATCCTCAAGACCCAAGTCATCATTACTGAAACCACTACGAGTAGTTTGAGTGGCAGACATAATAGGAACATTGAACTCAACTGCAAGTCCTCTTAGTTCTTCCGCAATACTCTTGATGTAAGTATAAGAATTAATAGAACCGCCCATACCTTTCATACGAGACGAGGCACATATGTTCAGGTAATCAATAAAGATAATCTCAGGTACAAAGTTCTTCTTGAGTTTCATCTCATTCAACAATGCGCGGAAGTGAGATGTATGTGCTTGACCTGTAGGATACTCCTTGATAATAAGTTTACCTTCGGTCTTACTTCTAAGAGTTCCAACCTTGTTGGTAAACATATCTTTAGAAAGATGTTCTAGTTGGTCAATCGGAATATTCAATAGGTTCGCATCGATACGTTCTGCAATCCGTTCCTCTGCCATCTCCATTGTAATATACAATACATTACGACCTTGTGACAATGCCGCAGCTGCTTGATGACACATAAACAAAGACTTACCAACACCTGTACCCGCAAGACATATATTCAGTGTCTTGTTAGGGAGACCACCCTTGGTAATTTTATTGAAGAGGTCTAGGTCAAAAGGAACTCTCTCTTCCTGTTCATGATAGAAGGCATATCGTCTCTCAACATCTTCCAAATAATCATGACCGATGTTTGTATCAAAGGACACACCGAGTGCTTTACTCAGGATGTCAGGGATACCATTCTTTTGTAGTGTCGCATGTTTACCATCGATGATAGAGATACTTTCCATAACGGCATTGAATACCGCGCGGTCTTGACACCACTTCTCGGTGCGTTCAACTAACCAATCAAGGTTCTCGGTCTCAGGCACAAATATGTTTGGAAGCAGTTCAACCGCAGTACGAAACTGTTCATCCGAGAGAGTGTTGTTCTCTTCGAGTTCAATCTTGAATGACTCCAGTGTGGGAAGTTTGTTATACTTAGCAACAAACGACGCAACCTCTTTGAACAATCCCTTGTATACACCATCAAAATATTCTGGTGCAACAAAGGGTAAAACCTTTCTGGTGAAAGGTTCATTAGTCAATAGATTGCGTAGTATCGTTTGTTCTAAGTTAATATTCATTCTTCTTCCAGTTCCTTTTTAACGTGGTCACTCATTAACACTTCGCCAGTGTTGTTATCTCTTGCGACCATAGTTCCATCAGACACTGCTGTATCTAATATCGACTCTAATATTCTACCACAATATCGTTGTAAAGTCAAGTCATTTACAGATAATTCTGCATCAGGGGATGAAATAATTTGGAAGTTGAATGACAATTGTCCATCCTTATCATTCTTATTCTTACCAAGAAACTCAATTGCTCCATAAGATATTACGGTCTCTGGAAACTCTTCGAGGAGACGAACGTTCCAGAGATTTTGTTCTTCGGCAGGAATGATATCGTAGTGAACTTTCTCAGAGAGTTTGTCAAGAATATCAGTCGATTTCTGCATTGACAATCTCCTCCATATCAACCTTCTGCGCAAGACCCATAGAATATTGTGCCTTGATAAACTCAGCAAAGTCAGTGTTCTCAAAGATTGGGTCCCAGAATTCTTTCTCCAGTGTACCCGCAAGTCTTACCTTCTTCTCTTCTCCATCACGCTGATACCATCCGTTACTTGGTTTCGTAACGTATCCACCAACAAGAGCAACATCAAGTAGACCAGAATACTTCTGGACACCGCCATCCCATGAGACCGAGATAGGTATCTTAGATTTCTCTTTGACATACCTTGACTTCTCTACATTGATAATGAAATGGTATCCTTTGATTTCTGTACCCTGTTTATCTTGTCTACGACCAAGTATCCAGATGTTGTCAGAACTGTAATAGATACCTGTACCACCACCAACGATGTCTTTAGGAAAGAGACCAATCTCTTTGTATGTGTGGTTGACGGCAAGCATAGGAATGTTCTTCATAGTCAGATATGGAGTTACCATTCTGAAAAGACCTTTCAATGCTTTTGCACGGGACATATCTGCAACACTCTTCTCATTCTTAGCGTCTTCAAGTTCTTTCTTGGATGCTAAGTTGCCGATAGAGTCGATAACGATAATCACGTTATCAGTTCTCTCAAGTTCTTCTAATTGTCCTATTAGGTCAAACTTGAGTTCCTCTACATTGGCAATGGGAGTGTGTAGCACTCGTGATGTGTCTATGCCAAACTGTTCAAAGTAAGACTGGGGTGACCCAAACTCACTATCATAGAATAACAGTACTGCGTCTTCTTTCTCTCGCAGATATGCACCTGCCATAAGCAGGGCAAACGAGGTCTTGAAGTGCTTACTTGGTCCAGCGAGAACTGTTAATCCCGCCACGACACCACCGTCTATACTTCCTGTCAACGCAACGTTTACCATTGGCACGTCAGTTGACACCATATCTTTTTCTGTGAAGAACTTACTTTTAGATAATACCTCTGTAGTTTTTATCTTTGAGTTCTTCTTTAGTTTATTCATAATTGACATTGTTAATTTTCTCCCTGTCATCTAGTTCATATTGTTTACGGTATTCATTGTTTATTATAACGCATTTTTCCAATAAAGTCAAGTCATTATCAAATTTAATAAAGGCAAGTGTATCTTTAGGGAAACACGCTCCCCCATACCCTCGTTTACCATCATATCCTGGCACTACAGTATGACTTCTACCAATTCTTTTATCTCTTGCAAGCGCACTGGAAACTAATGACCAGTTACTTCCAAACTTAGTTACACTATCATGTAGTTGATTAAAGAATGTTACTTTCATAGCAAGGAAAGAGTTAGACGCATACTTTACAAACGAGGCATCCGCAGCACTCATAAAGTAAAAGTCATTTGTCATACACATACTATACTGACGGTAGATATCTGCAACTCTTTCGCATAACCATAAGTCGCCACCTATGATATGATAGTCTGCCATTACCAAGTCTGCCTTCGCATTCTTTTCAGTCAGAAACTCTGGATTATAAACTGCTCGCTCTTTTTCAATAGAGTCTATAGATAATACTGAATCAGGGGTGATTGTTGATTTAATAATAACAACACCATTAGTGGCGAGTATTAAATCTTCTACTGCGTCTATTACTAATCCATCCTCAACTGTACCATCATCTCTCATAGGAGTTGGTAAGCATATGAATGTATAGTCTGGGTCAAACTTAATCAAGTCTTCCATCGTCGTACCTAACTTAGGGTCAACATAAAACTTCTCTACTGCAGTAGATGTGAATGCGTAGTCAATTGCTTGACCAACGAACCCATATCCGACTATACCTATTTTTATCATATTATATCCAATCCACGTAATAGTATTCTTTGAACCATCGAACAAAGGCATCGACACCCTGTTCCATATCTACCAGAGGTTTATACCCTAGTTTCTTGAGTTTAGTTATATCGCTGTGAGTGTCAACGATATCGGCAGGGTGTTTCGGGACAAGGTCGATAATGGGTTTGCGTCCCATATTGTCTCCGATACATTCAATAAAGTCAAGTAGTTTAACTGACTTTCCCCTGCCGATATTATATATCTCACCTTCTGGAGTTTCGTTGAACAGAATGGTTTTAATACCTGCGATGATATCTGATATGTGTGTGAAGTCTCTTTTCATTTTACCGTTGTTGTATGCCTTGATAGGTATTCCCTTGGCAATATTGTGAGTGAAACTCATGAGTGCCATATCAGGTCTACCCCAATCACCATAGACTGTAAAGAAACGCATTCCAACTGTATCAAGACCAGAGGACTTAAACATCATTTCGTTACATCTCTTTGTATATGCATACGGATTAAGTTGGTCGCCTGTCACGCGGTCTTCTCTGAAAGGAAGGGGAGAACCTGCATAGACAGACGACGACGAGGCATATAAAACTCTAGAGACATTATACATTTTACAACAATCGATTAGGTTCTGTGTTGCGTCAATATTATTCTTTATGTAATCACGTTCCTTACCAAAGGAGTCACGAACTCCTGCGAGTGCTCCAAGGTGGATTACTATATTTGGTTTGACAATACTAAACGCATCATCAAGTGATGGGAAGTGTGTCATGTCAACTCTCTGAACACCGATATCCATAAAGGCAACTCGGTCTTCTTTCATTGAAGGGTCATACAATATGTCATTGTAGTTGTCCAAACCCATCGTAAGGAAACCATCATTCTGTAGGTCAGCAATCAAATGCGAACCTATAAAACCT